AGGTGGCACCACGTTAGCATCTACAAAACCATCTTTAAATAATGCAATGACTAATGTAATGCCTCCAGAAGGTCAAAATTATTCAATGCAAAATGTTAATGCGAATGTTCCTTCTCCTGCGCCTTCTAATACAAAACCGCCGCCAGAGCCTCCACCCACACTTGGAGAAACACTGGCAAATTTAATATCAACTGGTCCGTCTGGAAACTTTTTAAAACAACTAGACGAAATGACTGGAGGCAAATTAGGTATTTCTTCTGGTGATTTAGCAAAAGCACTGAGAACAAGAAATCTATTTGAAAATGTTGGAGATGTAATTGAAGGCTCAACCAATCTAGCATCAAGTTCTTCAATAGAATTTTCTGGACCAATACCTGGAGTGTTTGACGAAACACTTCTAAGTAAACTTTCAATGGCGTAAAATGACACCTCAAACACCCATAGCAGCAAAAAGAGGCGATTTAAATTCAGTTTTACCTGGTATTGCTAAAGATTTTGAAGCAATAAAAATAGGATTCACAAAACTTGTTCAGTTAAAGAAACAAGAGGGTGCAATTCGTTCATCTGAGGGAGTAAGACAGAGACAACTTGCATACAAAGAAAAATTCAGTAAAGTCAAAATAGATAAAATTGATCCGAGAAAAAGAACTTTAGAAGAACATACAAAAGGATTTTTCTCAACACTTAAATCAATATCCGGTGTTTTAGGTGGCATCTTTCTAATCCTTGGTGCTGCCGGTATAGCAAAGATGATTTTTTCATCAGACGCAGGTAAGTTTTTAGGTAAATTTTTATCTGCCATCTTTACAGGGTTGATTGACTTAGCAAAGTCTGCCATCAACATAGTACAAATTTTATTTCGTGACATAGAAATAAAGTCTTCATTTTTTAAAACGATAAGTGTGATTTTTAAATTAATTGGTGAATCTTTACTCACCGCTTTTGGTATATTTAAAAGTTTTCTATCAGACAGTAGCGTTATAACAGCTATTTTAAATACTATTAAAAATGTTTTTTCTGCAATCTTTAACTCTATAGAATCAATAGCATCTATTGTTGCGGATATCTTTATTCAAAATACAGAAAAAATAAAAAACGGATTAATTGATTTAGTTTCTAAGATTATTGATGTAATAATTCCCATACTAAGCATAACTTCTCAAGCCTTTAAAGACTTAATGAGTAATGAAAAATTCATGGGAAGTTTGAAGGACATTGCAAAAGGTGTTGTTGATTTAATTGTTTCTGTGTTCAAAATAGATTATATTGATACTAAAACAGGAGAACAAAAAAGTGTCGCTGTTGAAATACTCAAAATAATAGGAGAAGCAGGGATTGCTTATTTGGCTTTTTTGGGGCTTAAAGCAAGATTGATAGAAGCGGGTGCAGCAATTTCTGCGACAAACTTTAGCAAAGCGGGACCGTGTGATTGTGGCGCTATAGAGCCATCGGACGACAAAGAAAAAAAAGAAAAAAAAGAAAAAAAAGAAAAAAAACGAAGACCCAAGAGAAAAACTCAAAGAGCAAGAGGAACAAAAGCAAGCAGTGATGTGGGCGATTGGTTCGGTGACAAAGCAAAGAAAGCTAAACAAGCAATTGATTCTGGTGTTGATTATGTCAAGACAAAAGCAACTGCAATTAAAAATACTGTAAGAGCAGGTGCTGAAAAGTTTATAGGCAAAGCGCATCAACTCATTGAGCCCATGTACAAACCCATAATTGCAATTTTCAGAAACTCAAAATTGCGTGAAAAAGTTGCAGCACGTGCTTTGGAAAAATTTGGTACAGATGTTTTTGCCAGATTATCTGCTAAAGTCGCAACTACACTTGCAGCAGGTCCCGTGCCAGGAGTAAATGTTGTAATTGCTGTTGTAAATGGAGCGTTAGTAATTTATGACATATACGAACTTTATCTTTTCATGTTTGAATCATCTGATGGTGAAACAAAAGATGGAGGCGTTGCGACAGTATATAAGAGTGAAATTGACCAGTGGTGGAAAGAAAATCAATCCCCCACTGAAACAAAAGCAATTGTTCCAGAAACAGCTACACCAATACCAGTCGCAGCATCATCAGCAACAGCAATGGCAACAGCAGCAACAACAAGTCCGACTTCTTCTCCAAGAACGGCAGCAGATGTTATTGCAAGACAAAGAGAGATGGCTGGAACAGAAAGTGTCACACCAGAAAGAACAATGAGCAGTTATTCATATGAAGCAACAGCGGCACTAAAAAATAAAATGAAAAAAGGTGATGTTATAGCAGACCCGCATGAAGCGGGTACTGATGTGTTGGCACAGAACATTTCAAGTTTAATACCTAGTTTTGGATTATTTACTGCTTTTGATGATGCTTATCATTCCAAAATGCATCCAAATTCAAAGCATAATTCTGGTTTGGCGATTGACTTCACAATAAATGGTGGTAAAGGTGAATACGCACGTGCAGCGTCAGCACTGAAAAAACATTTACTTGATGCTGGATTAAATATGTCTGAATTTTTTGTTCTTGACGAAGCCAATTATCCTAATAAGTACACGACAGGCGATCACATTCATTTTCAATTTCAATCAAAAGAAGCAGCGGCAAAATACAGAAGCAGATATTCAAATATGCCATTAACTGCATTTGCAAAAGATACTTCACCTGCTGGCGGTACACCATTTACTTTACCAGCACCACAAAACAGTGTGGTACAACAAGCAGAAAAAGAAAAAGAAGAAAAGCAAAGTTTTGCTAGTTTGATGTTTGGCGATTTGACTAAAGGTATGGCAGCACTTGATCAAATGACTGGTGGTAAGTTAGGATTAATGTCCGATGAGATGAGAACTGCAATGAGAACTCTTGAAGATGAAGCAAATAAAGGTGGATCATTCCTTGATTTGTCTACAACTGTTATTTCAAATAAAACCGAAAATAAAAATATGGGATACTCAACAGTTCAACAAACCAATGAAAGCATTTTATCTACGATTCTAAATCGTCAGTACGGATAAAAAAACGCCACCCGAAGGTGGCGTTGCAGTTTAGTCTTCCGCTAGTGACTTGAAATAATCAAGTTCTTCATCTTCAATATCTGGTGAAGAACGTGGTGTAAAGTCTTCAGCCTTGCCCTTAGATACAGGCGCAGCACCATCAAGACCAAGAACCTTATTCAACTTTGCTTGTAACACATCATATGGCTTGAAGTGTTTAGGATCAAGAAACTCTTTGAGTGAGTATTCTTTCTTCCAAATTTCTTCAAGTTTTTTGTCATCACCACCAAATAATGCGGAAGCAGAATCAAACTCAGACTTATCATAGTTACGATAGCCTTCAACTTGACGAATCTTGATTTTGAAGTTTGCGCCTTCCCAGAAATCAAAAGGATTGACTGCCTTTTCATCTTCAAATTGAGGATTCATTGCTTCAGTCAACTTATCAAAGATTTTCTTACCGTACTTGTACAGTTTGATTTGACCTTCGTTTTCCGGATTCTTAGGATCAGAAACAATCAATACATTTGAAATGTATGTCAGACGGCGTTTCTGTTTACGTGCAATTTCTTTGTTTGCTTCAATACCAGAGTTCCACAACACAGAATTATATTCTGAAACTGGATCTTTCTGATTGAGTGTAGTCAAAGAATTTTCAATGTACCAGCCACCTGGTCCCTGAAAGCCATGATTAAAGACACGCGCCCATGGAAGAGCATCATCACCATCTACTGCGGGTGCTGGTAGAAAACGAATGATTGCCATACCGTTACCAGCCTTATCAACTTCAGGTTGCCAAAAACGATCATCTTCTTTGGAACCTTCTGCTGGAGCGTTGATTGATTCAACCGCCTTGGTGAGTTTTTGAAAATCGGTGCGGTTGTTTTTTAATTTGGAAAAGTCCATATATTACCTCGTATAAAAGTTGTATTAAAGTGTATGTACATCTTGTCCACGTGATTCATTATATACTTGTATATATGTATCGTCAAGAACAGATTGCACGATTTTTATCGTTTTAGCCGTATCTTTGTGAAGAATGCCTATGCCACCAGCCATATTAAAATCATCAATGACATCTTGCGTATCATCAATTAATATAACATCAGATTTTGCATAGTTAGCCTTCAGATGACGACCAGGTACGATATTGGCTGTAAAGTCTATATGTTGTCTTTTCAGCCAGACCTTTTTCTGTCGTTTCACTTCTTCGTGATGCAAACGACCACCAGAAGATGAAAGTATTTCTACAGGTATATCAAGTGAGATGATATACTTCAATAACTCTTTACCGCCAGGATACCAATCTAGCGTTTCAAAATTTCTACCATCAACAAATGTGTTCCAATTATCATCGTGCTTTTCACCACGTTCACGACTACTAGATGCATTTTGTTTGAAGACTTCTTTATATCTTTTGTTGAAGTCTGATACTACACCATCCATGTCTAGGTAGATTTTAGTTATTCGCATCGTATTCTTTCTTGAGTATGATTTTATATTTTGTTGATTCAAATTGTATGAACGGTGTATATTTTTTTATTCTTCTACTGACATTTGGATAGTGAATCGTGTCATTGATTTTCTTATCCCATGACGGCAAAAAGTTGAGTATCTTATTCAGTATACAAATCGTTTCAAGTGAAATTTCATTGTGTAAAAGTTTCTGTAGCAATATTGGATACTCACCGTCATGCACTATTAATGTGTCATTTGCGCTTTCCTGACTCATCAATGATGCAATCTCATTTGTGAAAGTGTATGTCAAAGACTGAATAATCTTCTGACGTTTACGATACTCAATGTCAGCATCATTAGTCAGAAGATGACCTATCCATACATCATGGTTAAGCACCAAATTAGCAACAATATAATCGCGGCATATGTCATCATTTGTGAATCTCCGGCTGAGTTTGTAAAAGTGCCATTTGTCTTTACGATTCTCAAATGCGTCAATACTGGTACTTACTTTACCATTGTACTTAAAGTAATCGTAAGAATCTGAATTAAAGTGTAGTTTGAGAGAAGTGTATAGAGAAAAGGCTTCATATCCTGTCATATCGGTAAACGATTACCTTTCACTTTTAACATATTTAAACGCTCTGCTTGCTCATGAATCTTAGATTTAAGATTTGGTGTAATGAGTGAAGCAGCAACTTCTAATTCTAATCCAGTCTCTTTACAGTGTTCAGTAATAGCCTCAAGATATGTGTAATCTGTATTAGCTACCAACTGTTCAATACGCAAAGAAAACTTTAACATTTCATCTTTTGTAGGCATTATTTTTCAGATGCCTGTGTTAGATTTTGCACCTCAGGTTCTTTTTGTCCAAAAGGCCAGTTGTTGTTTGATATATTTGAAAAATCAAATTGTGTATCCGAACTCTGATATCCTAATACTTTATCTTCCCAAGGAATCACGCTAATGTAACCATCAATTTCATATCCACAACCTTGTAAAAATTCTTTGAAGCGATCTAGAATATCACCAAGGTATAATTCATTAAAGTTTATTTCAAGGCTTTTTTTACCATCATTAGAATCAAACTTGAATGTAAAATTATGATCGTCATTTTCAAAGTGCATTATATATTCCCCTGTTTATTTTTTATTTGATGCGTGTGCGATACAAACAATATCGTCACTCTTAGCATATGAACACCGTACGGCAAGTGGATCAATACCCTTTGCGATTGCATTTTCAATATTTGCTGCCATAAGTTTACGATCATTCAAACCGTAAATACAAATCGCAGCAATGGTTGAAAGTAAAACCAAAGTGATTGATACCGTGGTTATACTACTCAATCCTTTTTCCATCATCTTCTCCTTTTTGCTTGATAAAATACTCATGAATTTCTTTTTACCTTATTGTAAAATAAATGTCTACCTATTTGCACAGTGTATCTCATATTATTCCACATTGGTTTCACATAATCTGCGTGAAAAAACAATGCTCCTTTTGTTGGATCTTTAAATGTTTCAGGATACAAATAAAACTTCAAAGCCATATCAGTTATCTTATTATATACTGAATTGTTATCAACTGTCAATAATTTTCTATCAATCATTGCCTTCGCTCTGCTCTCACAATACCAAGAAAATTGGCAAACTGCACCAACTCTCTGTTTCACCACTCCGCAATATGAATCGGGAAATGCACCAGACTGTGTGCGGTTGTGTGTGACAAATGCAACGGCTAGTTGACCTTTTTCGGGTTCCGCTCCTGCCTCAAAATACATGTTTTGTGCAAGACATTCAACTTCTTGTCGTGCAAATGGTGCCAAATCTTCTAATTGAATTTTTGGTGCAATCGGTATTTCTACTTGTGCTGCCGCATGTCCAGTATAAACAATAAATGCTGCAAATAAACTACAAATCGTTAGTGTGATGTAACGCATACTTTCTCCTATAAGTTAGGAGTGTGCCGAAGCACACTCGTTCCCGTCAGGCAGATTTTTTGCTCTGTGTTTTTTCTGCTGTAATGTTAGATACGAATCCATTCAAGGACTGTGCCTTGGTAATGATGTCGTTTTCTGAGGGATAAG